GTAACTATTCAGGGATTTGATGAGGGCGTGTTAGAGCGCGCTGGTCGCACTATCCAGTCAGCGATTGACATTAACAAAGCTGCTGCTATTGCTTCAGCTACGCCAATGTCTAGCGGAATCTTGAAGAACACAGGCGCAGACCTACCACCTGCCGAGGTCTCTGGACTTCTCGCAGCTTGGAAGCGCAGCCGCCAGAATAACTCTACTGCTTACCTCACCAGCACTCTTGAGTTCCAATCTACACAATTCTCGCCTAAAGATATGATGTACAACGAGGCGATTCAGAACCTATCTACTGAAATTGCTCGCGCTATGAACGTTCCTGCCTATTACTTGTCAGCAGATCAGAATACAACTATGACTTATGCAAACGTGACAGAAGAACGCAAGCAATTCTTTGCACTTAGCATCGAGCCTTACATTCAGGCTATTCAGACTCGTCTATCTATGGATGACATCTCTACAGCAGGACATGAAGTCCGCTTTGCAGTCTTTGACACATTCCTTAAGCAAGACCCAATCAAGGAACTTGAAGTGATTGAGAAGATGCTAACTCTAGGGCTGATTACAACTGAACAAGCTATGGAAATGACAGACCTAACACCTAACGGAAGTGAGGGGCTCTAATGGAGACTCTATACATCGAAGCCGCCTCTATTGAGTGCAGCGAAGAACGCCGCGAGATTAGCGGCAAGATCGTACCAATGGGAACTGGCGAGATCGGCAATACCAATCTTGGTGGCGTTGTATTCGAGGCTGGTTCTATTGAGATTGACGATCCATCAAAGATTAAGTTGCTATCACAGCACGACATGAAGAAGCCAGTAGGTCGCATGGTCACAGCCACAGTTCGTCCAGATGGCATTTATGCAACCTTTAAGCTCTCACGTTCAACAGGCGGCAACGATGCACTTGTTATGGCTAGCGAGGGGCTCGTAAGTGGTCTTTCAATCGGGGCAGAGATTATTAAGTCAGCACCATCACGCGAAGGTCACACAGTTGTGACAGCCGCCAAACTCAAAGAAGTTTCTCTAGTAACAGAGCCAGCCTTTAAATCTGCTCAAGTGCTAGAGATCGCAGCAGAGGAAGTCATCCCTGCTGAAGAAACCAAACCAACAGAAAGCGAGCCAGTCGTGGAAGATACCACACAGGTAGAAGCTCCAGCAGTTGAAGCAGCGGCAGAAGAAGCGGCTCGCCCAACAGTTGCAGCATCACATTACACCAAGGAGCGTACCGCGCCGATTTCATCAGCACAGTACCTCGAAGCAAACATCAAGGCAGCACTTGGAGATGACGAGGCACGCCGCGTTGTCCGTGCAGCAGATGATTCCAGCTCAACCAACACAGGACTTACACTCCCACAGCACCTCAACACATTCATCACAGATACATTTACAGGTCGCCCAGCGTTTAATGCCTCAACCCGTGGTGCATTGGTTGATTCAGGGCTTTCATTTACAGTCCCTCGCATGTACACCAACGCTTCAGCTTCAGCTAATACTGCACCAACAGTTGCAGACACAGATGAGGGTGTAGCACCATCAGAAACAGGCATGACATCTGCTTATGACACAGTAACTATTAACAAGTTCTCTGGTCTCCAGCGCATTTCATTCGAGCTTATTGACCGCTCTTCACCTGCGTTCATGGAACTCGTAATGGCAGAACTTCGCAAGGCATACGAGAAGGCAACAGATACAGCCCTCATCGCTGCTTTGACAGCAAACGGAAAGCAAGATGATGGTCGCGCATTATCATCATCAGCTCTTCAATCATTTATCTCTGTAAACGCTGCAAAGATTTACGGCAACACAGGTGGAGATTACGCATCTGCACTCATCGCATCACCTTCACAATGGGGTCAGATTATGTCTTACGCTGACACCACAGGTCGCGCACTTTACAATGCAGCATCACCAATGAACACATCAGGTTCAGCTCGCCCAACTTCAGTTGTCGGTGACGTACTTGGTACAAACCTCATTGTTGATCACAACATCACAACAGGCACAGGCGATAACTCGATGTTCCTTGTTGCACCTTCATCTGTTTACACATGGGAATCACCAACAACCCAGCTTCGCGTAAACGTCCTTACATCTGGTGAGGTTGAAATCAACCTTTACGGATACCTAGCAATTTACGTTGCTAAAGATGGTGGCGGAGTTTACCGCTACAACTTCCAAGCCTAATCAGCTTGAACTAAGTCGCTAGGGGGGCTGCCAGAGCCCTTGCAGCTCCCCTAGTCTTTAGAAAGGATAACAATGTCAATCACGACCATCGCTGAATTACGCACAGCACTTGGAATTGGAAGTTTGTACCAAGATTCTGTGCTTCAGTCCGTCTGCGATGCCTCTGATGATGTCTTGTTGCCTTTTCTATGGACAAACGTCTTACCAGTATCAGGACACTCTAACAACGGCACAGCAGGTATCTTGTACTTTGATGACTATGTGCAGGATGTTTTCTACGTTGGACAAACAGTCACAGTAACTGGATGCGGTTCGGCTTTTAACGGCTCAAAGACAGTCAATGGCGTTGGTGAAAAAAGCATTGACGTTACAACTACTCACGCAGCAAACGTGGTTAAGACTTATCACCCTGTTTATCCTTATGGTCAAGTAGCAGCTACAACCTATACAGATTATTCAACCAAGCCAGCAGTTCAGGAAGCAAGCCTGATGATCAGCGTGGCAATTTGGCAAGCCAGACAGGCACCAACTGGACAGGCGGTATCTATTGACGGCTACGCACCAAGCCCTTACACAATGTCTAATCAGCTCATGGCTCGCGTTCGTGGCTTACTAGCACCATTCCTAAGCCCTAACTCAATGGTGGGCTGATGCCAGCGATAACTACCCTACGAGCTTCTATAGCCTCGGCACTTACTGACAATACCAAGTGGAGCGTGTTCTCGTTCCCACCTGCTACGCCTATTGCTAATAGCGTTATTGTCAGCCCTGCTGATCCATACATCACGCCTACCAACAATGACCGCACATCAGTTGCGCCATTAGCCAACTTTACTATTACCATCCTTGTGCCATTACTGGATAATCAGGGAAACCTTGCAGGAATTGAAGATGATGTGGTTCGAGTCTTTCAGCTCTTGGAAGCCTCATCTATCGTGTTCAATGTAGGAACTGTGTCCAGCCCTAAAGTGCTGAACCTGCCTACAGGAGACTTGCTGGCTTGCGACATTGCAATCAGCACACTTACGGAATGGAGTTAAATCATGACCGATTTAGCACAATGGGAAAAAGAGAACGAAGCCTTCCTGACTAAAATCGGTCAGGTTGCTTCTAAGCCAGAAACGAAGCCAACAGCAAAGAAAGAAGAGGAATAAGCCGTGTCAGTATATCTAAGCAACGGAGTGGTTCTTACTGTAAACGCGGTAGACCTCTCATCACTTGTTTCAGCAGTAACAATCAACCGATCATTCGATGAACTCGAAGTGACAGCAATGGGCGATTCAGGACATAAGTTTGTCAAGGGTCTTGAAGCATCATCTATCACAATTGACTTCTTCAACGATGAGGCAACATCCAAGACTCTCCAGACTCTTAACAGCGTGTGGGGAACTAGCACCACAGTTACAGTCAAACAGACTTCTGCCGCCACATCTGCAAGCAACCCTCTCTATACCATGTCATGCCTTGTAAACAACATCACCCCAGTCAATGGCGATGTCTCAAGCTTATCTGTACAATCGGTGACATGGAACGTCAATGGTACTATCGCAGTAACATCTTCATAATAAGAAAACAAAGGGGCTAAAAAATGGCAAAACTTAAAGTCACAAGGGCTGACGGACAGGTACAGGAGTTTGAGATAACTCCGATACTTGAATGGAGCTTTGAGAACTACGCCAAGAAGGGCTTTCACAAAGCCTTGATTGAAGATCAGAAGCAGTCAGACGTGTACTGGCTCTGCTGGGAAGCAATTAGACGTTCGGGTGAAACAGTCAAACCTTTCGGCGAGGACTTCCTTTCCACTCTTAAGAGTGTTGAGGTCTTAGAGTCCGACCCTTTAGGCTAGATCGGAACTCCCTCACCTATCTCGCAGCTCGATTGAGTTATGAGTATGGAGTTCCGTTCAACACCATCGTGGAACTTCCTTCGATGGCTTTCAAGGCTCATGTACAGGTATTAAAGGACATAGCAAAGGAGCAAAGCGATGCCAACAAAAATCCAAGGCGTAATCGCTTATCGTAAAGCCCTTCGCCAGTTCGAGCCTGACCTA